AGACTTACCCGGTTTAGCTAAGTCCCTGCCTGCTATCGAAAGTCCTACACGAGAGGGTGATATATACAGGCAAAGTCCATTGATAGGTCAGATTACTGGTGCAAGAAGGGAAGCGCTACGCAATCCTGCTGAGAAAGAGTTTGATAGATTCGGTATTAAGAGATTTGAAATAGTGCCGGGGTCAGGAGATAAGAAAGCAGATGCTTTAGTAAAAAAAGCACTCGGCCCTATGGTAGAAAAAGAAATAAGTAGATTAGTTACTTCTGAAAGATATTTATCTAAAAGTGATAATAAAAAACGTGCTATGTTAAATGGGTACATGAAGATGTACAGAGGCAGGGCAAAACAATTGGCTAAACTAGAGGCAAGGCGGGATAAAAGCAAACCATATACCCCATTTGACCGTGCTCAATATGGAAAGTTAAGTGATTTAGAAACAAGTCTAGCAGACGAATATTATAAGGGCGCATACGGACGCACTGTCATAGAAATGCAAGAGTTTGAGCCGGACATTAACCATTTAAAAAAGGCTATAGCAATTGGACGTAGACTTGCAAGAACTGCAGAATAGCTATACACAATCGCATATATCATTAGCCAGCCCCATGCCAATGGCATACAAGAGCCAGCCAACGATAGCAACAAACGGTGCATACCTAACGATTATCACCGTCACCCTGTAAACGATTCCTAGCTTTTCTATCAGCCAGTTTGTCCAAGTTGTCTTCCATGATTCTACCAAGGTTCATGTCCACTTCTTTAGCAAGCATAGCGCAATACCACATAACATCCCCAATCTCGTGACCAATAGCATTTAGTTTAGCGTGATGTTCTTCTCTATCTGCACCGTCACGTATTAGCTTCTTTGCTTTGTTAGCAATCTCACCAGCCTCGCCAGCCAATCCCAATGTTAGATATTCTAATGCTTTATTATCTGGGTATATTGCCGTTTCTGAAGCCCGTCTTTGGTACTCCGTTGCTGTAATATTACTCATGTACCTCTCCTTCATCCACTGTTCAGCCTCTTCCTTTAACCCCATTGTACTTACCCTTATCTAAGTTCTCATAGTAAGCATCGTTCCAACCACGCTGCCACTCACGATACTGCATGGTGTTAGGGTCAAGGTTAGGACGGTTCTCTTGATACACTTGCCTGCCGTTCTTAGTTACCAGTCTACCACCACGCTTAAAGGCATCGTAGCCCCACTGGTATTGTATACGCAGTGGAGCATCGTACTTTGTTAGGCCATTACGCCGCATCTTTAGTCTCCTTAAATGCTTTGATTACGTCAGAGGAAAACAGCTTCTGCAGATTCAGCAGATACATTCGTGCTGCATTATTATCCCCACCAGAAACGCTACGCTTACTATCTAAGTTAGAGATAATGCGCTTCAACGACTGCGTGTCAAACACAATAGTCGCAAAAGTTTCATCACCAATACAAAGATTATGGAACCAGTAATCTGATTCCGTAGCGTTGATGCCACTTGGCTTACCATAGCACTCGTATTCGATTGCAATGTTGCCAGTCTTTTGCCATACGTCTCTTTCACTTTTCACCTCAATCTTTTTATCTTGTAGCATATCAGCTACCATCTTCTCACGAACCTTACCGTACTCAAGGTCAATGTCAAACTTCTTACGGTCTTTAGTCGCTGGTTCCAGATTGCTCATTGTTATCTCCTTCTTTTGTTTTAGGGAAGTATTTAACAAGCATCTCTAGCTTGTCGTGATAATTAGATAGTTTTTCTAGTTCTAAGTCTATTGTTTCTATTATGTCAGAGTGTTCACCAATACCAATTGTATTATTCATGTACACTTCTATATTAGCTTTATGTTTATTAATGCCGCCAACTAAGTACGACATCTGTGCATCTATTAACATGTCTCTTTGGCTCATCTAATTCTCCTTTCTATGGTCTTCGTGTTCAAAATTAGGATAGTAAACCTCAACCCATGACTTACATTCGGGACACTCTAAACAATTAAGTATTGTATAGCGGTTGTCCGTAATTTCGTCTACATCGTGGTCCCCAACCCACCTTAACTCTGTGTTACAATGCCAACACTTCATCACGCTGCCGTTAAATCTACTACTTCACAAACGCCAGCAGTACACGCCAACTCACGTCCACCTGATGTAGTATCTTCCTTCTCAAACTCTTGCAACAATGACCAGTCTACATGCTTTGGCATCTTTGTCAAGAACTTTTTGTACTCATCCTTATCTATATCCTGATAAGGTGCTTGTTGATATGTATGCTCACTGAATGGCAAGAAGCTGATACCAGATACCTCATCAAAGTGTTCATACACCCAAGCACCTACCTGCATCCACTCGTGTTCCTTTACAGAGATGGTTACAGATGGCTTATGCTCACACCAGTAACGCTGATAGGTAAGCCATAACTCTAGCTGTTCTATTGCGTTCATCTGTGTGCGTGTGATAGCACCCAAGGGTGACTTCATAGGAAAGCTGAACACTGTCGTTGAGTCGGGTTTCATTACGTCAGGTTCAGCAGGTATACCCTGTGAAATAAGGAACTGTGTCAGTGGGTCTTTGTTATCGCCACGCACGGTACGTATGTAGTATGGATTATGTCTAGCATGTATACCTGACGCAGCGTCAGTAAGCTGTGACACAGTGCCACTTGGTTTAACGCAGGTCACTGCAGTAGACTGTGGTATCCCTAACTGCTTTGCTATAGCTGCGTTGGTGCGCACTGCCTCATCTTTTAGTAAGCCAAGTAATATGGGCAACTTATCTCCTGCGGTGGATGTCAAAGCGTTGTCCATGATACCCGTCAAAGACACACCAAGCAAACGCTCTTCTTCTGTGTTATCTTTCCACACTTTGCGTAGATACTTAAAGTTAGTCAGTGTAGCTTGGAACGTGCCAAGTATTGTGGCAAGCCTCACCTTTTCTTTCAGTGTGTCCGTAGTGTCACTCTCGCGAATGACTACTTCAGATAGGTTACAGAACTGATAAGGGCGTAGTATAATCTCAGAACAAGGGTTACAACCAAAGTCCTGTTCAGCGTCACGCCTACCATTCTTAGCAGCCTGCACCTGTGCTGACTTCCTATTAAAGATACCACGCTCACCTGACTTACTGTCGTATAGAGACAGCCACTCACGCATGAATGTACCCATCTCTGGCTTGCCCTTGTAAGCTACGGAGTTATTAGCCAACGCACGTTGACCTTCGTTCTCCCACCACTTACCTGACTTGGCATGTGCCATCTGGTCATCGTTTAGATTAGACAGGCTGATGAGTGCGCTACGGCGCACACCGCCTACGACTACCACCTCACCAATCTTACACATGATGTCATGGCATTCAATAGGAAACAACCTACGACCTGCTGCTCTCTTAAACTTCTCAACACAGAAGTCAAACAACTCAACAAGTGGTTGTGGGCCTGACGCTCTGCCGCCAAACGTCTTGAGCCTAGCACCTGCAGGGCGTACCTCTGACACGTCCCATACTGGTATTTGTCCAGCATATAGCATAGCAATAAGTTCTTTTAGAGACTTTGCCCAGCCCGGTCTGCTGTCACCTACCTTGATAACAGTGTCAGTCTTATAAAAATCCTCTGCCACTATAGGCAGCTTCTCAATGTTGTGACGCTCTACGCTAAAGCCTACACCTGTGCCACACATAAGAATGTACATAGTCTCGTCAAAAGCCCGTGGGCTATCTACAGGCACATACGAGCAGTTATACCCACCTACATGGCACCTGTCCAGTGCGGGGCCACTGGTCATTAATGCTCTCATACTTGGCATGATAGACTGGTTTAATACAGCTTCCTCTAATTCAGCACGTACTTCATCTGATAGTTTGTAGTCATGCTTTTCTGCAAGATGCTTTTCCATATAGTCAAAGTATCTACACACAGTTTCACCCCACGTTTCTCTACGTTGTTCATCTTCTTTCCAACGTGCATAGCGTGATAGTGCTATAAAGTTTTGGTAGTCTGTAGGTAGTACGTTACTAATCATCTCTTACTCCGTAATAGTTCTAATATTTCTAATGTCGGCACCGTCAATGTCATAAAAATATTCTTGGATACCGTCCTCTAATTCTTCACCAACTCTGCCATCAGCAGGAACAGGATACTCTTCATCATCTATGTCTATGGTTATGTACATCTTAACTCTCATCACTCGCAATAACCTCTTCTATTAACCTGTCCAAGTACCACTTGGCCTTTTGCAAATCCTCTAGCGGCTTGTCCTTATAGTCGAATCGCCACAGGTATTTCATAATATTACCTTGTAAGTAATACTTGAAATTAGTATTAGTTGCAGCGGAGATAGCATCAATGCACTCAATACCCGTCTGATTGTAGTGTGGTGGGCTGTTGACCATATCAACAACATTATCACTTTGTTTCTTTGCTTGTGCCATACGTAACTCCTCTTGTATCATCATTGCTTTCATGTAGTCTTCGTGTCTACTCATGCTGACCCTTTCGTTCTGGTATTGAAGTGAAGGTGTATTACATTACCCTCAACGGTGTGACCAGAGTATGCTTCTTTACCCGCATCTTCTAGTTCTACATCAATATCCATCTCCCTGTCAATAACTTTCGTTACATATTCATGCACAATATTACGTAAGTCTTCTACCTCTTCCATAACAGGAACAGCAGCGCACATCATCTTAGCGAAGTGCATAACCTGATAGTAGTCCTCATCATCCATAGGATTATCTGGCATAGCCATAATTGATATGTCCACCTCACCAGACCACTTACCATCTTCATCAGCGAATGGTCTGACACGTATAATGAAATCTTCATTGTGTATTTCTTTAGATAGTTTATCCATCATATCCATACTTATCTCCTTTTTACTTTCGTGCCGCCAAACTTAATAAACTTTGGATGCCTGTTCTTGCCCTTCTCTTTCAACCAATCTTCAGGAATAATCCTGTCATAGTATCTGAAGCCATGCTTAATGCACCATTCACCGTATGTAGACTTAGCACCCTTACGAAGTTTGCGTCTGCTACTTTCAAACACAAAACGAATATCCAACTTGGGATGCTGTTTTTTAATAGCCAGATGCTTGCGTCTATCTGCTGCAGTGAACTGTCCTTTGGTTTCTATAATGATGCCATTAGACAGCACGAAGTCTGGTGTGTACGTTCTATATGCTAAGTCTTCCCACTCTATCTTGACTGCCTCATACAAGAAATCAATCTTCAAATCTTTGAGATAGTCAGATACCTTGAGTTCAAGACCGCTACGATACCCATACTTTCGTGCCGCCCTAAATTGTTTTGCGCTAGGCAACTACATCTCCAATGTAGCTTACCATCGGCGGGTTCTTTGCCTGTGACTTTACAGCAGGTAACTCAGTAAGACTATCCCAGCAATCAAAGCGATAGCTGCAAAATTTACATCCGTCATTAAGGACTTTATTACCTGTGGGCTTGCCACGAAAAGTCTCAGGCACTGGTTCAAAACATCTCTCAAACTTATTCTCCTTTACTGTCTGAACCGTATCCTTTATTTGGGATACCTCTTTATCAATGTCAAGACCTGTAGCTGGTACATACTTGAACTGCCCATTGGCTTTGTTCACTACCCACCAGCCACCTGCTTTCTTGCCTGCAGCTTTAGCGTATCCAGCTAATTGAGCCACATACCCGAAACCATCACCGCTGGCAAGACTGTCATAGGATTCAAACTTGTTTCTGTATGACCAGTCTGAAGCTGATTTAATATCATCAACTGCACCATCAACGATGAGGTCATAACTACCAGAAACGCTATCGTCACCGAGGTTAAGAGAAACTTTATCCGTGTCTTCATACTTTACTCCTGCTTCTGTTAAGATACCTTTGAAGACAGCCTCAACGATGTCTCCAATCATCATGTTCATTACGAATGTTGTCGGTAGGGGAATAGCTACCTCTGGCTTGTTCTTATCATACCAGAGTTGACAAGTTGGTCTGCCTACATTTGACATACGCAGGGTAAACTTGTCACGCTTGTTGCCCCCACCGAACTGACGTTTTGCAGCAGCCATGACATCATCACCAATCTGTTTGATTGTTTCAGGTGACATGCTTGTATTACCACGTGTGGCATGTTCAAGATACTGATGCAACGCCAGTTCAGCAGGATGCTTCATTACGCTACCTCTTCTTCAAACTCTACATCAACAACATCATCAATGTTTAACTCATCCAAGTCCTCGTCATTCTTAGACGATGCCTTTTCTGCGTAGGCATTAATAATGTACTCATTGTAGTTTTGTACCCAAGACATAAACTCACCAAACTTTTCTTGGTCATCCTGAGTAAGTTCGATTACGTTAGTCACATCAAGTGACGTGACAGGCAAGTAGAAGCTATTGCCGTTAGGTAGCTTACGTTCCTCAGTATTCAGAGTAACGCTATGCTGCACAGGAAGACGCTTCATCTTAGCAAGCTGTGTAAACACACCACCTACTGTCTTAAATGCGTCACGGTTCTCCACTTCCCAGATGAATGGGACATTACTCAACGGTATACCATCATCTACGGGATTGCCTTCAGCGTCCTTTGGATTGACCAACTCAACTACACCAAGCACTACACGTACACGCTTGATAGAGCGAATCAATTCTTTAGTAGCATCAGGCAGGGACTTAAAGTCTTCTATCCAGCCTGAAGGCTTACCACAGTTAAACCCACCGTCATTATCTTTCAAGTCCATGTTCAGGCTATCAGCCATAACGGTCTTAACGTAACGATTAGGCGAGGTGCCTGTAGCCATAACAAACTTCTTATACATGAAGCGTTGCATAAATGGACGCACAACAGCAGACTCTGCGTAGTACGTTGGGCCATCAGGAATCTCTAGCTTGTACGTACCACCCTTAACTTTAATGGTATCCGTACCCAAGATAGCGGAATGCTGGATACGCAGACGTGCAAGGAACATACCCTGCTTCTTCTGCGAACTTGCTTCATTTGCCATACCCATAGCTTTAGCCATCTCAGCATAGTTATTAGTATCAATAGTTGTAATGTCGTTCATATAATTAACTCCTTT